CCTGCCGTCCGAAACCATGTCTTCAACAAAATCTTGTACTGTTCTTTGAATCATAATTACCATCCTTTCAATTCTTAATTATTGTTTGTTTGTACTATTATCGTAAAAAACCTGCATAAAGTTCAAAAAATCTTTCCATTTTGTAAAAATTTTTCTCAGAATTCTCAGAAACAGCTTTTAACCGCAGGATTCCCTAATGCCAGACATCCAGCCACATGAACACAATGCGATATGTGAAACTCATCATCACGCAAAGATACCCAGTTCAAACGCATTATACCTCGTTTCTTTTCATGCTCTGTTTGATTGATTCCTATCATCCCTGTCACACTATCAATCTTTCGCCTATCGTCTGAAAAGTTTTTCATACTCATAGTCCCTCTATCATAGCTCGCAGCATCAGATTGTGTGGCTGTTATAAGCAGGCAATGTCTTCGCAGGCTTAATCCTCGCAGACGCTTCCACGTTTCATCTATACAGTCACGACCTTCTTTCTTTGGATATTCCATCTTCAAAATATCTGCATAATCAATAATTATTATATCTGGTATCCAACCACTTGTTCTTTCCCAGTCCTGCAAAACACTCTCAACACCATCGACACTTAAAGTGGAAGTAAAATGACATGACAATTTCAGATACGATTCCTTGCTCTTGACTTTTTTCTGCATTATTCTCTCACAGGCTTTCAAGGCTTTTCGCCAACTCAACTTTTTCGTAAATTCTTTTAGGTCATTCTCAATTCTAATTTTCTTTTTCTTCTCATCTCTCCATATTTTTGTTGGATAAAATACATCACCAGCTTTACGTGGTTGCTTTGCTGCTCGAATCATAAAACGTCTCATTGCACGACTCTCACCCATGTCACCAACTTCAAAAAAAGCCACTCGCTTTCGTTGCAACATTCCTTCCCAACCCATAGTTTGCAACCACCAGCTTTTACCCACACCTTTCTTTCCCATAAAACCTATAAAGCCCTCACGCTCTAATGCCCCTGCAAAAAACTTTCCAAGAGCACCCAAATATTGAATCAATACTTCCGTATTATTTTTATCAAATGCTCTTTGCATAGCGGCGGCATCCTGCAATACGTCAATACCTTCACCCACACCCATTTCAATTCTATTATACCCAACTAATCTATCGTGAGCTTTATTAGCTCGACCTTCAGTTATGTCATTTTCAACCCCCTCAATCAGTTTCTCTATATTAACTTGATTGAAATACTGAGCAGCCATATCAATCAAGTAGTCACTATTGCTATCAGTTTTCAAATCCTCATACTCGTCACTTAGTGATGCAAGAAATTTACTAACAAGATTGACACTTGTTTTATCTTTTGTTTTTGCAGACCAAGTTTCAAATAAACTTTCGATATGCTTCATAGGAGCTTTGCCATATCGCTCGTAATAATTCAAGCACCACTGAGCGACTATGTTTGCCCATTTAGACCTGAAAGCTCTGGGTTTCCACTTAGAATTGATTCTGCCTAAGACAACAGAGTCAACTATCATTGCAATGAGAATTCGTCTTTCAGCATCAGAGTTCTTTTTATCTATTCGCATATCATTTATCAAAAATAGTTTGCTCTCTTTTTTTGTTTGTACTTGAAAGAGCCTTAACAGCTTGATTATAATAAGAAGTTTTTAATTCAATACCTATTCCCTTTCTTCTATTTTTAATCGCTACATATATCTCTGAACCTATTCCCATAAATGGAGATAATACTACATCGTCCTCAGTCGTCCACAAAGCCATACATCTTTCAATAGTATCCAACTGCAAGGGACATATATGTTTCTCATCATCTATTGCTTTAGCTTTTCTATATGACAATGTTCTTGTTTGTCTTATATCAAACCATACAGGCGAAGCATATTGTTGCCATATCCAATGAGAACGCTTATTTGTTTTCTGTTCTTTATGCCCAATAAATCTATTTAATTCTTTCGGAATATCTCTCGAACCATAATAAGCAGTCAAACCATTTTCATTTCTTATTAACTTAGAATTTTCCCCTCTCTTTCTAAATGATACAATATAATCAGGAATGCCCATTCTACACATACTTGAATCTTTTATTATTTGCTTATGTGCCAAGCCAATTGCCTTTGTTCTCACTGCTGCTAATAAGGGGTCTTTCCAAATACAATGCCGAGAATGATAGATAAATTTTCTCTTACAAAACAATTTTATTATGCCACCAGGAAAGTCACGCAGACCAATAAACCCAGAATTACTCTTAAATATAGGCAAATCCATACAATGCACTGATACAATTCTACCTGGAGACATCACACGATGCAACTCAGCTACCAAGAATTCAAAATGTTGAAAAAATTCCTCATACGTTTTTGAATTCCCCATATCCTTTTTACTATCCGAATAAGAATACAAATTACAAAATGGAGGGGAGAAAATTGAATATCCTATACTATCATCAGGAATAGATTTTATCACTTCACAACAATCACCATTATACAAAGCATAATTTTTAGTTATCTTTTGTTGTTTCACAACCATTTTGGAATCCTCACTTTTTCTGTTCTAATTCTAATTTTCTTTTTTCCTAATTGAAATTCTGACATTTCTCGAATAATCCCATCATACATTTCAATTGCTTGACGCTCTTTACGCACCATGTTATGCATAACTATTGATTCTCTATTACTCGCAACTAAGTGACAACTAACCTCATTTTTCTGCCCGAATCTCCAACATCTTCTCGACGCTTGATAAAACTGTTCATGTGAATGAGAGGGGAAAAATGTCATCGTAGAGCAATGTTGCCAATTCATTCCAAATCCACCAATTCTCGGTTTAGTTATCAAAATTCTGATATTTCCTTTTGAAAACTCTATCAATTTCTCTTCTTTATATTCATCACTATTCTTCCCAGCAATTTGAATAGCATCTGGTATTATTTTCTCCAGTAAATCACCCTCATCATTCAAGTGACACCATACTAAACAAGGCTTATCTTTTGGTATTAGTGACAATACCTTTTCACATCTTAAAGATAAGGTTCTTCTTTTCTCTGCTCGTTGCTCATCCAATCCTACTGCTGGTGACGCTAACAAAGTTCTCTCCTTATAGTTAGACTTTATTATATGTGTATAAAAATTCAAGGGAGGCAAAATAAAACCATCATCATCAAATCCTAAATCTGATGGTTTTCTTATAGCCCTCGCCCAAGTAGATACCCACTGCCAAAATCTTTTTTTTGCATGTCCTTTCAAAGTCCATTGAGAAGAATTTTTTCCATGTGTAAAAAACATTCCCAACATTTGACTTATTTTCATTTCACCCAATGCTTCCGACGATGTTCCTAATTCAACAAAATCATTAGGAGCAGGAGTAGCTGTGCATAACAATCTATATTTAATCTTATTCATAAATTCAGTAATATGAAGACGCATTTTACCATCAAAATTCTTTAATATTGAAGATTCGTCACACACTAATCCATCAAAATCATTAGGATTAAAATATCCTAATCTCTCATAATTCGTCACATTAATTCCTTCATAAACTGTACCATCCTGAGTTCGACTCGCTTTCAACCCGAATTTTTCTGCCTCTCTAATTGTTTGGTAAGATACTGCTAATGGTGTTAAAATCAAAACTTTACCATTTGTCTTTTTTATAATATTTTGAGCCCATACTAACTGTTGAGGAGTTTTACCCAAACCACAATCTTCAAATAAAGAAGCCCTCCCTTTTTGTATTGACCAATCAACAAGTTCTTTTTGAAAATCATACAAAAAATCAGGTATCCACAATGGCTTAAACCCTTCCATATTATTATTGACACCTTTCATTCTGAGAAATTTCTTGTATTTGTATAAGTTATTTTTCATGCCTTAGCTCTCATAGTCAATTGAGTCTGTTCTATGTTTGACACCTTGCTCATCTATCCATTCTGACGATTCTATATTAAAATCATCTTTAATCTTAGGCAGCTCAGCTTCTAAGGGCTGAGCTGCCTTTATAATATGTACGTGATTTGATATATAGTCAGTATATAATTTTATATATAGACCTATACTTTTTGATATATACCTATCTATCAAAATATTACGCTTATGATTCTTCTTTGAAACTTTACATTTAATAAACCCATTTTTCTTAAGTGAATTGACCCAATTTGAGATAGTCATTCTATCTACACCAAAAATCTCAGCTAAATATTGATTGCTCGCCCAACAATGACCTTTACCATTAGATAAAGCAATTATCTCTCCCATCAACAACTTTGCATTCGCTGTTAAGTTTTTACACAATTTGACTTTTGTAGGTATAATGATAAAATCCAGTTTCTCTTTATCTTCCAACTATCAACTCCTTTCAAAATAAAAAACCACCCGCCGTATCGAACCGCCAAAGTTCTTACAACGGGTGGCCACGTCCTATCTTATTATTCACTTGTCTTTGACGGTTCAACATCGTCCCTGATTATAATTCCTTATAAACTAAAAGCAATCTTTATTTTTTAATAT